GTGTCAGCAAACTTGACAGCTCTGTACTCTCTAACCTCGCTCTCGGCAAGAAAGCCCTTGTCGAGAACACCATTAGGACCGGCCATTATTTATCTCCCTTCAACCTGCTGACGATGAGCAGAGTAAAGCGACTGATCCTCAGAAAGAACCATGCTTACTGCCTGACGATAAGTAAGCCCGTCTTTCTCGCTCATAAGCTGACGAGCCTTCTTATCAATGTCAGTCGACGGATCGCTGTTGTCCGAAGACGGCTTACCCTGACCTCCGTGACGCTCGCTAAGATCCACAGTGCCGTTCTTGATAACGTCGCCAACGACGTTAATGACCGACTCTCTGGTGCTCTCATCGAGCTTCACAAGCGTAGAAGTAAGCTCGCTCTTCTGCGCAGGACCGAGCGTAACATTAGCCTCAGAAAGAACCTGGTCGAGTCTATCGTTAGTCTCGGCCAGAGTCTGAGTCATCTCAAGACGAGCCAGACGCTCTCTGTCCCTCTTACGCTCATCAAGAATCTGCTTAATAGCAGGGTTCGACTCTGCAAGCTGAGCAAGCTCGCCATCCTCGACAGACTCATCAGCCTGTGGGGTCACGACAAGCTCGCCGTCGAAGCCACTAACCTGGACCTGAATGGTACCGTCGTCTCTGTGAGTGACGGTAGCACTCTCATCAAGGCTCTGCGGCTCCTTATTGATAGAGTCGTTAAAGGCTTTGAGGACTTCCTCCTCAGTAGCCTTCTCCGAAAGCTCGTAATGCTGCCGGAGAGCCTCCAGAAGCTCCTCCATAGTACCTTCCTCCGTTGTCGGTTCACTGAACCTCAAAGGTTCAGTGTTCTTAAGAAACGGTCTGTTAGTAAGACCGCCACCTGATAGTACATTCTTGCGCTTGCTACCATCAGGACCTTCCCAAATTGGGTCAATCTCTGGACTAAAATACTTCCATTTGCCTTTTCTGATAGCATCGGCAGCCTCGTCTGTAAACTCAGCGTGTAGCCAAAGACCGTGTTCATCCACCACAGCCTCTTTGACCCAGCCAGCGGCTTCGCCCATGTTGTTATGAGCGTAGTCGATAGCTACGTCAATGCCTTTGGCTCTGTTATTGACACTATCAGCAAGCTGTCGCAGCTTGTCTGGAGAAAAGTCCAGAGTATCGTGCTGAGGGTGCTTGTACTTCCCAGGACGAATAGCGTGAATCCAAGTACGATTGTCGCCTTCGTCCAGAAGAAGCTTTTGCATCTCAACGAATGGCATTAGTCTCCACCACCCGACACGTCTTCTCCTTCTGGTCCGCTACCAGTATCCATACCAGCAGCAGTAGATTGTCTTGGTAGGTCTACTTCTGGCTGTTGCGGCTTGTCAACGGACCTAACCGTGCCCTTGTCCTTACCAGGGAGGTCCATTTCAGTACGCACCCAGCGCTCAAGCTCTTCGTCAGGCTCAAGGACACCAGCGCCAATGTAGTTTCTGTGGGCAAAGCTAATCGTGCGCCAGTCAACAGTGTCACCGAGTCTACGAACCTTAAGCTCGGGGTATTCTTCGATACCCCAATTCCATCTTACGAGCTGTGGGATCGCGTACTTATTGATGGTATCCCTGATAATGTCAGCAATGAACCTAGTAGCGCGCATGAACATCTGCTCCTGCGTATCAACAACAGCAGACGCAGCAGCGGTAGCCTCAAGGTTCATAAAGCCACCGAGCACGTTCTCGTAAATCATCATGCCGTGGTGGCTAATGCTTTGCATGACATTGACGTTGTGACCATGTAACTGAGCAAACTCAATTTCCCACATTGGCGGCAAGACAACGTGAGCTTTCTCGTTAGCTCTTAAGTCTCTACCGATAGTGTGGGCAGCGTTTTTGTCTTGCTCAGTGAAGTTAGGCGGCAGCTTAATGATCGGCACGCCAACACCGTGACGCTCTTTCTGAATAGCGTCAATCTTGTAAAGATTCTCTTTGTAAAACCAGTGCTTGTACGCGCTTCTAAGTACTGACCGACCTTCTAAGTGCCCGCCTTCTTGGTCGAAAGAGAACACTAACGCTTTGTCAATTGGAATGTCGTGGCCTGGCACCCGCATATCAATAAAACGAGGACTACCATCGTAGTGATCGTAGTAAATCTGGTTGATAGTTAGCGGGTGAATAGGCTCAAACTTCTTCCAAACAATGCGAGGTTCACCGTTGAACATACGGATATCATAAACTTTCTCGAAGCAATAATATCCGTAGTCGAGCATGAGCAGCGTTTCAGTAAGAAACTTAGGCCAGCTCGTGCTCATCATCGCAGTGAGGTTAGTCCAAATGAAGTCAGCAATCTCTTTGGACCGCTCACTGTCGTCGAATGGCTCAACAAACCAACGAGCAGCAAGCACAGGCGTTTTCATAATACGAAGCGATGCCCTAACCTGAGCATCGTTACGCATCTCTCTGAATTTGCGAATTCCGAGGATACCTCTAAGCTCTGGTAAGTATTCCTCGAATTCAGCTCTACTGAAAACGCTCTGCCCGCCAATGCTGTACTGCACGTCAATAGGACTAGGCGGAGTAGATTCATCAATACCCCTGTCGGCCATTACAATATAGCCGTCTGTGGGGTTAACGTCAACTAGCTCGTATTTACCTAAAGCCTCGCCTAAGCCCACCCGTTTGTAGCCATGACCATTAGACCCGCTAAGCGGGTTACCTTGCGCGTCGACTAAACCTTCTGATCTACTCATAAGTAGTTCTTTCGACTATGGTCATTGTGCTTTAGGTTTGGGTATGAGTCAAAGCCTGTGTGTATAATAGACCGGCACCGGGCTACGACACCACAGGGGCTCATGCTGCGTCAGCGTGTAGCAACTCTGTAACCAATAAGCCTAGCGGTGCGAGTCTCGCGTCGCCATGCGCGCCAGGCTCATTCATCATCAGCAAGGGGTTCGGTCTGTGGGGCACTGCGATCTCCCCGCAGTACCAGCAGTACCCCAACCGCGCACTAACTTCACAGGTATGACAAAAGTATCTCACGTTCATGGTAAACTAGAACCTAGCAGCTTTCGTCAACTGGCTACTACCAGTAAAACGACCCTGCTCATAACTCGTATATTCCACATCTGACGCAGAACGCCGTTCGCGGCCCTCCGGTCTTACCACCACAGGGGCATTGACTTCGTCCAAGTGCCTTCTTGCACCGAGCACAAAAATGTGCATCAGTGCGTAGCGCATAGCATCAATGGTATGGTCGTCAATCTTCTCGGCTACGCCCTGTGCAGTAGACTCTGAACGGCTTTCGATGTTCTCTTTAGTTCTGTACGAGTTAAGCTCACGAATGTGGTTCGTACATCCAGGGTCCACAAAGTACTTCGTCTCGGTTCTATGAGGATCGTCAGGGTCTTCGACTGGGATTCTCATAAACGACTTCATCAAGTCGATACCCTCACGCCAGTTTTGTTTAGACTCTGGCATAGCAATACACGGCGCGAGGTTCAAGTTAATGTAATGCACAGCCTCAGGGTCAGCAGCATCGCCAAATGTACAGTCGATTCTGTAACCCTCAGGCTGTGGCCGTTCTTTCATCTTGCGGATATGGTCTTCTAACAAGAGCCGAGACTCGTAGTGTTCTCTCCAAACAATGATATCATCGCTTGGAGACACTTGGAACTCAACAGCGGCAAGAGGATTAGCAAAGCCAAAGTCAAATGCAATGTAATTCGGCCAGTCCGGTCTGAACTCGTGCCGAACCACATTCTTTTCCTCTTGGAACTCAGGAAAGATCTTTCCAACAAAAGCTCCAAACTCTGCGCCAATCTCTTGCCTGAATCTCTCCTCTGTTAGAGTACGTTCAAGCAGCTTGATCTCTGGGTCTTCCCTCCCCTGTGGGAACATCACCGTGTTCTTCCAAGTAGGGAATCTCCAGCTTTGATAAGCAGATAGCGCAGGATCGCCGTCTTGACCTAACATCCACAGCTCATAAACCCAATTGTAGCCCTCTGGAGTTGTCGGGAAGTCAGCACTGCCTTGCTTGTCTGCAAGTGCAGGTCTGATATACTGATCCCACGTTTTCTGCTTGTGCTTAGCAGCCTCAGACATAATCACTCTGTCGAGTGCTTCACCAACTAGTGTCTCAGGCTTGTCAGCAGACTTGCACTCGACTGTGGTGTTCCAAGGCAGCTTAATAAACATCTCGCCTTGCTTCATGTTATAAGCCTTCTTGACCCCTCTTTCCTTTGAGAGGCCAGACTTAATCATCAAGTCGTCCCAGATTACCCGGAACTCCTTTTCGGCGAGTGCATAAGTAGGACCAATAATCCAGATTTGCTTGTTGGGAGCAAAAAGCAGAGGTTCAGTATCTCTGCCCGCCATGATAGACTTCCCAAAGCGTCTACCACAGATTGGGATTCTGAACCTTGCTTTAGACTCGTGGTAAAGTCTTTGTTGCTCGAATGGCTCATATCCGAGCTTGTCGAATAGAGCGTACTTGTCGATCTTCTTGGGCATAACTAGTTACGCTTCCACTACAAGCTCATCAACCATCTCCATAAGCTTGCTGTTAGCGTCAGACCCAGCAAACTCAGGAGTACGACCAAGAACACGCTCAAGGATGTAGCGAGCAGCGTCGAAACGTAGCTTCTCGTTGTCCGAGTACATAGCAATGTGCAAGATTGCTTTCGTTGCAACATCGCTGTGCTCGTACATCAAACGCTCTGCGTTTTTGAACGGGCTCATGTTGTGAAAGTCCCGCTCGTGCAGTGACATTTGCAAAACTTCTTCGGGGTCCCAGTGCTTAGCCACTGTTTTCTCCTTTTTGCTAACTTGGCTGCTTGGTAGCTTGCTTGGTGCCTTAAGTACAACGTACCGCAGGTATCGGTTTTGTGCAAGCACTGGCAGCTTTATAGGCGTGTGCAAGGCGGTACACGACCTGAGTATGCGTGTGCGTGCGTGCGCGCGTAGGACTTCCTATAATCTAGTTGTATTATACTTTTGCGCCTATTATAGGGCTAATTTGTCTCTTGTAGAAATACAAAGCTAGCGGTCTACTTTTGCTTACATTTTTCCTGATAGTATGGTTACTCGCTGACTGACACTGACTGACACTGACTGACAC